AAATTGATTGGTGTTCCTAAATTAGTGAAAGCATTCAATTGGTCTTGTGCAGAGGTAGTACCCCCTCCAAAAGTCATTTTGAGAAATCCCTCTGGTGTGAATTCAGTAATAAATCTGTTGTTAGTTTGAATATATCTTCCAACTTTGATACCAGGTTGGTCTGAAACTTTTGTTGGGTCTTCGATAAAAACCCTATCCTCAGCTAATGCACTTACCTCTAACAATCTATTATCTAAACCCAAAAATTCAGATGCTGTTGGTACATTTGTGTAATTGGTGCCAGATTTTAAAAGCACACTTGTAATTCCTAAAACATTTTTTTCAGGTAAAAATAATTCGTAGAAAGGTCTCACATCTGCAGGATTGATTACCCTTTTGAAAACTTTAGTAATTCCGTTTACAACTAGCTCTCGTTTGGTAATTGTGTAATTAATAAGATTACCATTAGCATCAAAATTTGGAATTTTTGTTCTATTTGGGAATCCAGAACTATTGTATGGCGATGCAAAATCAACGTCATTTTGGTTTTCAAAAGCAATTCCCGCTCCGAATACTTGAGACCCACGAGTCAAAATTCCCAAATATCTCTCGTCTTCCTTATCACCAAACGCAGGAACTGTTACAGAATAATCAACTAAAGCAACTGAAGGTCTTTGTCCTGGAATTTTCAACCCATAGGTTCTTGCAATGTTATAAATTGAAGAACGCTGTTGTGCATATTGCAAGACAGTTTCTTGTATACTCCTATCAATATTATAGTGAAGGTTGTCGGCAATAGCAGCATTTAAATCCAAAAAAACAGAAAATACTGAAGCATCGTTAAAATCCTGAATAAGTTCTGGATAATAAGTTCTTACATAATTCTGTAATTCTATTCTTATACTTTCGTAATCCCTTGCAGTATAGGAAATTCTGTTGTTAGCCATATATTGTTAAATATTCAATATGATGAAATCACTTTGGGCAAAAGTGTTATTATCTACTGCGTAATCGATTTTTACTTTTGCAGTGTATTCCGAGGTTCCTTTTCCAGGAACTCTAAATACATTATCTTTTGCTTGTCCAGGTATACTTTCACCACGAGCAAGTGGAACTTCTTCTAATGGGTCTGCCGGCTCGATTGTTATATTATTTATCAACAAGTTTGGCATAAATTGTTGAACCGAATCTCTTATGTCAGCCTCGATTGCATCAAATGTTAACCCATCAAAAGGTTCAAATAAAAATTCATATAACCTAGTCCCAAAAGTCGGTAGGTAATATCTAGAGCCTTTTTTTGTTAAAAGAAGGTGAATCAAATCACTTCGTATTTGTGCAAATTGTGTTTCCGTTAATAAAAGAAAATCTCCTTTAGTCGAATTTTCAAAAGGAAATGATAATCCATATGTTACGCCATCTGCCATATCAGATAAATATAGTCCTAAACTTTTTATAATAAAACAAAAAACCCAACACTGATGTGTCGGGTTTTTTATTTATTAAGAAGAAAAATAATCTTTATGCCTCACATGCCACGCAAGCTAAATCATTTAGCCCCAACTTCTTCCTCGCGAAAGCCTGAGCCGAGTTCATTGAATGTTGGTAATACAAAGTTTTAACTCCAAGTTGCCAAGCATCGACTAATAGTTTGTTCACATCCTTAGTAGGCATATCCGGAGATACCATCAAGTTTAAAGACTGAGCTTGGTCAATATAATCTTGTCTAACCGCTGCTTGGTTAACAATTGAAGATTGATTGACTTCCGCAAAAGTCCGAAAAACCTCTTTTTGTTCATCAGATAAAAACTCAAGATGTTGTACAGAACCATCATGTTTTTTGATACTATCCCAAGTTGTTTTATTATCTTTACCGATTCCTGCCAACAACTTTTTCAATATTGGGTTTTTAATTGTTACTTTTAATTTTGCAACGTCTTTTACATAACAATTAGACCAAATTGGTTCAATTGATTGCGAAACCTGTCCTAGAATAAAAGCAGAAGAAGTTGTTGGAGCAATTGCATTCAACGTTACATTTCTTCTACCATATCCCACTAAAGTTTCTGGTTCACCGAACATTTCCGCAAGTTCTGAGGAAGCTTTGTAAGATTTGTCTTTAATCAATTTGAACACTTCCACATTTAGTTTTGCGGTTTCTCTACTATCGAAAGGTAAACCCTTAGATTGAAGTAGGGAGTGCCAACCCAACACACCTAAACCCAATGCTCTTTGTCGAGTAGCAAAGTTGTAAGCTTTTTCTAAATAGAAGAAAGCACGTTGACCCTCTAATGTTCCGTTGTTTCGTAAATCGTCGATTTTACTAATAAACTCAGTAACAACTGCGTCCAAGAAATAAACCATCATTTCCACCGCATCAGTATCTTTCCACTCGTCGTAATGAAGCACATTCATAGATGAAAGCACACAAACAAACGACTCTTCTTCTGAATTGTGAAGAGCAATCTCAGAACACAAATTTGAATTGGAAATTTTCATGTCTTTATCTTTGTACACCTCAGGAGCTTTGTTATTCATAGTATCTGAGAACATAATATACGGATAACCAATTTCCCCTCTTCTTTGAATTACTTTAGCCCAAATAGCTCTCTTTGCTTTATCCCCAGCAATCATTTCTTCCATGAATTTATCCGAAACTGTAACAGCGTGAGTCAAATCTTGAATGGGAAACCCTTCAGTACCTATTTCCAAAAATTCCATAATGTCCGGATGTTCTACGGGAAGATATGGCGAAAATCTTCCTCTACGAGTAGAACCTTGTGAAATGTTATCCACAACACTTTGGAATAGATTCATGAAGTGTACCGCACCAGGAGCGTGCCCGTTATCTGTAATTTCAGCACCTCTACCACGAATGTTTCCAAAGTAACCAGAAGTACCACCACCCATTTTACTCATTTCACCAACTTCAGCTTGAGTGTAAAGAATAGATTCGATGTTGTCACCAACATTAGAACCAAAGCAACTTACGGGTAAACCCCGCTTTTTACCGAAGTTAGCCCATACGGGGGAAGATAGAGAATACCATCCTTTACCCATATAATCGTAAAATTTCTCTGCGAACCCTTCAATGCCCAATAGTTTTTCTGCGTGCTCAGCAATTGTTTTGATACGTTCTAGAGGTTCTTCCCCTTCACTTAAGTATCCTCTGCGGAGGAATGTAATTGACTCGTCGTTAATCCAGTCAAAAGGTTTTCTGTTTTCCATATTATTGTTATAGTGTTAAATTAAAATAGGTCGTTGAGGGTAATTGATTTAGATTTTTTGCTGTAATTGATACTTCTCTTGTTAAAGAAATCTGTGTGTTTTGTTGTGAGAATTTCATCATCAAACCACTCGGTAGTTTCCAAAAGTTTAGTATCAACTTCAAATACGTTATCTATACCAATAGCATTTAAAGATAGGTTAAAACGGTGTTTAATAAATTCAATTGTTTGTTCTTTGGTGAGAAAATCTAAATTACCTTTTTCAAAAATCCAATCAACAATTTCAGATTCAGCATTAAATGCATCCTTGGTAGCTTCAATTAAATCTTCAACTAGTTCTGGTGTCCACCAACTTGGATTTTCTTTCTTAATAAGATTAACAAGCTCAAAACCAAATTCAGCATGAATGTTTTCTTCTTTTGAAGTTGCTTCAACAGCGTTACTTGTACCTTTCAATACGTTTTTGTGTTTGTTGAATGACATGATTACCAAAAACTGGGAAAACAATGATACATTTTCGACGAACATAGAAAACAATACAACCGATTCAAAGTAATCCTGATTATCGATAGCCTTTGTATTAGAAATTGTTTTTTCTAAATACTTGATTCGACGACGAATTGCTGGTACTTCAAGTAGATTTTCAAATTCACTATTTAAACCAAGTAACTGAATTAGGTGCGAATATGCGTCAGCATGACGAACTTCAGACTCAGCAAAAGTTGCACCAACGCTACCAATTTCTGGTTTAGGGAGTTTTTTGTAGATGTCACCCCAAAATGTTTTTACGGCAATCTCGATTTGTGAAATAGCCAGCATTGCTCTCTTTACTGCAGTTTGTTCTTTTTCATTCAAATGAACTTTAAAATCTTGAATGTCAGAGGTAAAATTAAACTCTGTATGAACCCAATAAGAATGTCGAATAGCATCCACATATTCAATTAAATTTGGGTATTCGTAAGGCTTTAAATTGGTTCGTTTAGTAAAAATATTTGGTTGGTGTTTTGACCTATAAATGATGTATTCTTTTGCAACATCGTTGAGACCATTATCCATTAATTTGTTTTCTACCATATCGTGAATTTCGTCGACATGGGGAGTCCCAATTTTATTATTTCTAAAAATTCCTTTCTTAGTTATTCTTGCAATTTTTTCAGCCATTTCACGGTCAACTTTGCCAATGCCTTGCATAGCTTTTATAATAGCATTCATAATTTTATTCTCCTCGAAAGGTACTTTATCACCACTGCGCTTTATTACAAAGGGAGGTTCGTTAGATATTGAATTATCTGTTGTGTTCATTGTTTTTTGTTTAGTTTTTTAATGGCCTATAATTTAAAATAGTTGAGTTAAACCAAATTATTCGGTTGTTCCCTTTGTTTTCTTTTTTCCATCAGTTCTTTAATTCTATCACTCTTTTTCTGTTCTTGTTGTTCTTCGAAACCGAGGAATGTAACTGAAGATTCTGTATCGATTACTATAAGTTCATTATCAAACTTACAGTTTTCGAAAACGACACCATCTTGCCCTAAACGAGACTTTGTAATTGCTATTGTAGCTAACTTCATTTCTTTTTGTTGAAGTGTTTTAGCAACTGATATAATAACGTGACCAACTTGAGCTTTCTTAATAGACCCTCCCATTTGGTCAGTAGTAACAACTTCAGATGATATTGAAGACCGGTTACCTTGTGTTGCAGTCCATCCGGCAATACCCAATTCATGGCACATTGCCTCGAAGTGTCTCATGACAGAACCCTCAGCCTTCCATTCATCATTTTTGAGGTTGTCCGGAACCACACAATCAATATAGTCTAAGGTTATCATATCAAGGTTTGTACCATCAGCAATCATTTTACGTACTTGGTTTTTGATTTGATTCATAGTCAAGGTATCGGAAGGAAGTTTCTTCAAAATCAATTTGTTAGGCATTGTATTTTGAATTTCTTGAACTTTTTCAATAACTTCGTCTTTTCTGATTGAGAGATTATCAGGTTCAATTCCAGTCCAAATTGTGAAATGTTTTCGCTGAATGATTTTAGGATTGTCTTCAAAGAAAATCTGAAGAACATTATAACCCATACTGAAGGCCGAGTTAGCAATTTTTGTCATTAAAGTTGTTTTTCCAACCCCCGTTGGGGCAAGTATAACACCAATTTCACCCTTTGCTAAACCTCCTTTTAAAAGCCTATCTAAACCATCGATTCCCATCGGAATCGGATGTCTATAATCATCATTTAAAACATCATCTAAACCACTGAACACATCCAATAAACCAGTTTCTCTCTCTCCAACTTGGAGTGCTTCACGCACCATACTTTCAACTTGGTCATAAGATTCGAAATCACCATTAGTGATAATTTTTTGTGCTTTGTCCATTGCTTTCTGCAGCTCTTGTTGCTTACAGAACTTTAATGCTTTTTCTTGAACAAAGACGCTTCCATCAAATGGTGCATCTTGAATTTGCTTTATTGTATCAACAACTATTTTGAGGGCTAATTCTTGGCTAATTTCTGTTTTAGCTATTTGCTCAAGGGTCTCAAAATTGGGTGTCGTTTGATACTTTCCATAGTACTCTCTTACCATTTGCACAACAAGTTTAAAGTACTTGTTGTCAAAGTAAGAAGGTTCTAAAACATCGATAATCGACTGAGCGAATTCTTTATCTAAAATGAGTTGGTTTAAAAGTTGTAGTTGAAATGTGTTTCCTAGATAATCGAAATTCTTAGTCATAAAATGTAGTGTATTCAGTAAATATTACCGACTTAGGTCGTAGGCCATATACTCGAAATACAAATTTTCCCCGGAAAAAATGTCAGTCAATCCTTTAAGAATGTTTTTCAAGCTTGGGCGTACGTCAACGGTATAACGGACTTTGGGAGGGTATAGTTTACCATCAAAAATTCTGTGAAAAATAATCTCGTCTGCCAATTTGACATACATATTAAAGTTCTCTGGTTCGTCAGTATTTGAAGTGTTAAGGAGCTCAGGGTCTAGAAAAATTGCATCTTGATTATCCATCAAATACAATACTGTTTTCATTTTCAAATCACTCGCCAAATCATCTTCGACTTGCTTCATAAAAAATGCCAAATCATAGGACCTGCGTGCATAAGGATTAAAATTTCTTACGTTAAAAAAACGTTGTACCACAATATTATCATTGAGGGTCAACAAAAATTCCATTTTAATTAGAGTTTCTTCTTTCATGTTTAATTAAATTTAGTTTGATTAAATTGTCTTTTTTCTTTTCTTGTTAGTTTTAAAAAGGGTTTCAAAAACTCGACGAACGCTTCGTCTGTTTTCGGGAGATATTTGAAAAAACCATCCTCCATCATCATCATTATTATCGTCTTTCTTTCTCTTCCCTCTGGGTCAAGCGATTCACTATAATATTGTCGTACGATTTCTTTGGCTTCTTCAGTTATTAATGGATTACTCAAGTCCATTATTTTTTGATTTACTATGTAGTATTCATTTCCTAATTCACCATCTTTTGTTAGACCATTAAGAATATTTTTTAAAACTTTTTGTTTTGGATTTTTTTCTATTAAACTCTTTGTTCTAGTTAAAATATCAGAAATTAAAACCGACTTTTCAAGTACCTCAGGAAAAATTTTTACAAATGTTTTTTCTCCAAGACGACTAATACCTTGAATATTATCACTTTGGTCTCCTAAAAAAATTTTGACAACCAATATATTTTTGTGAGGAATATATGAATTACCAAATTTTACTAAGTCACCATTTTTATAGGTAAATTTTTGTAATGGGGAATACAAACTTGTGTGTTTATCAATCAACTGCAACAAATCCTTGTCTGAAGAAAAAATTGTTTTGTGTTCATCACTTGAAATTTGACAATAAAATGCGATGAGGTCATCCGATTCATTACCTTCTATTTCAACTTGACGAACAAAAATTTCTTCAAGGTATTGTTTAACGCGAAATTTTTGTGAATGATAAGACTCAAGTTTTTCTTCAGTCATATTGTTTTTACGATTCAGCTTGTATGCAGGATATAATTCACGTCTAGTTTTGGAGTTATGTTTTCCATCCCAAAACACGACAATTTTGTCATATTCATTGTCCACAAGTTGTTTTCTAAGTGTGTTGAGAAAGTGGTAGATTCCACCAATGTGGTTTCCCTCAACAAATAAGTCGCGGACTCCGTGGAATCCGATTTTGAATAAGTTATCTCCATCAACTAATAGAGTTTTCAATTATATTTTTTTAATTGTTGTACAAAAGAAAAATGACTGATTAAATCGGAACCTAACCAGTTCGTTTTTGAATATGATATGTCTGAAAGCAATTTAAAGTGCGTCTGGGTCCTTGTCTTCTTTCAAAACAAAGTCACCATCGCTTCCAATGATTTCTTTCCAATAGTCAGAATACTCTTTCTTGTAAGCCTCAATAGAAGCCTTCTCTTCTGTTGTATCCTTACCGGCCAAGAAACCATGTGGAGTAACAATAATTTTTCCGTCTTCATATCCCAAACCATTGATGTGGTTTTTCATAACGGAGATTTTGGTGCGAGAAGCAAACTTCACAGTTCTCTTGTCCTTAGTAGCTGTAATCTTGGTCGTACCAGCACCTTTTTGATTACCAAATAAGAACACCAAAGATGAGTTAAGCCAAACAGACTCACCACCCTTAGCTTTAATTTTAGGTTGACCAAACGGATTGTCAGGAAGTTCAACCCAAGGTTGATTAACAACAATCAAAGTGTTTTCATACTTTGAATCTGCTTTACGAGAACCTGAGATACGTTGGTTGATACCCATACCAATCTTGTCAGATAAAACCGACGCGTTATGTTGTTTACCACCTTTACCATCATAAGTCATCTTACAAGGTACTGAACCCACAGAATCCCAAAGGAAACATAAACTGTAATCCAATTCACCCTTTTCTTGAGCATCTAACAAACTGTTAATGTAGTCTGTAATTTGTTCAATGTAATCAAAGTTGTTGTTAAAGATAAAGAACCCGTCCCAATCCAATTCACCCGTCTCTTGGTCAACCACCTCTTCACATTGAAGACCCATCAACTTTGAGTGTTCGAAACTCCACTTTTGTTCCGTGATAATAAACACAGGTAGAATCTCTTTATTTTGAGCATCTACCGCAGTTTTAATCATTGCTGTTGTTTTACCTGTGTCTGAGTGACCCAAGAACATATTGATATGTCCAATAGCCGGACCAGGTAAACCCACAGCGTCTAAGAAATCAGAACCACAGTCAAAAAACCTTTGGGGTTTGTATTTGGCTGAAGTAGAGAATTTCTTCTTTACCGAATTAAAATCATTTTTTTTAATTGCCATAATTGTATTTGTAAAATTCTTTTAAATTTTCTAACTTGTCATTTGCATTTGCCAATTTCTCAACAAACTTATCCATCTCTTCCAAGTGTTGTGGGTGTTCTCCAATACCTACAGGATTTTCCATGTACACCATCAAAGTCGCTTCTGATTCTGCAATCTCACTCTCATATTTCTTTACAAGAGCATCATACATTAATTTTCTAATTTTCATTGTCTATGTATATTAATTTTTTTTGATAAAAAGAAAGAGCTTGGACACTATGTCAATGTAAGTGTCCAAGCTCAGTTAAATTAGAATGGTAAGTCTTCGTCTGGACCCATATCAGTCTGTGGGTCGTAACTCTTTTCAGGTTGTGATTGACCACCCATACTTGTTTCGAAACTATCACCGTAAACAAACTTTTTCAAGTCAGAGTCCCAACGTGGAACATCACCACGAGATACCGCCTCAAGATATTCTACTGGTTTTTTAGCGTAAACATCATTCCATGTCAACTCATCATCTAACCACTCTTTTTTAATACTCTCATCGGTGTGTAGTGGTGTTGGGTCATCATACATAATAGTCTGAACTACTGTGTATTCTTTTCCCGCAGGTGTCTTTGATTTGACCATCTCAATAATCAAATCGCGACCTGTATCAGCGTTTGTAATATTACCTTTTTGTTTCCAAATTGGGATGATTTTATCTAAAATCCCTTCTTGCTTGTAATTGTCTTTGAATCTCCAAAATTTTACACCATCGTCTTCCACATCACGGTCAACAACTTTAACAATGTAAAATTTACGTGAACGGTATTGTTGTGCCAATTTTTTATCGGACTCTTTACCGGTCGCCATCAACTCCTCGTATACTTCGGTAAGTGGTGAACGGTCTCCGTCATTTTTACCCGGGTCGTACAATTTAACCCATTTTCCATCCACTTGGATTTCGTGATACCACACTTCTTTAAATGGTGATGAACCATCAGAAGTTGGGAGGATACGTACACGTTTTTGACCTGTACGCGAATTTTTGTCCAAAAGGGTTGTGAAGTATTTCTTCAAACGCTCATCTTGTGACATTTGGTTACTCGTTCCTTGAGAACGGGTGGTATTTTTCTCATACTGAGATAGTACCGCATCTAAAACTGAATCTGACATAATTTTTTGTTTTTTTTTAAAGTTTAAAGTATCTCTTATTACTCATCTATAAGTATAGGTAAACAAAAGTCTAAGTCAAACTTGAAAACAAAAAAGGACACCTTTCGATGTCCTTTTTTTATTAGAGAAATTATTTTATCAATAATTGTTATTCTTTGGGTATTGGTCTGTAAATTTGTTAAATGTCTTTTTAATTTCGTTCGGTGAAAAGTTTTGAACTTCATCATCCGTTAATACATATTCGTTTTTACCAGACATTTCCATATCTTCTTTTTTATCTTCAAAGAAATCTGTTAATTTCTGATTAAAAGGGTACGAATCCAAACTTCTTAAGTGTAATCTTTCTTCAGGTGTCTTTTCACGATACTTTTCAATCTTGTTTTCCAATGAATTGATTTTTTCAAAAATTGAGTCCATCGCAGATAGCTTACTTGTTAAGTCATCTAATTTTTCAAACATTGTTTTCATATATTCATCCTGTTTAGTTTGAATATCTTTTTGTGAAGTTACTAATTCAGTGATGTCCAACTCTTCAGTTGAAGTATCTGTTGAATCTTCCATAGATTTACCTTTATCGTCGATTTTTTCAACATCGGGGTCAGTCGTAGTATCTATAGGTTCAGATATCTCTTCAGCACCTGTATCGGCTGGTGGTGTATCTACATCAGGTGCAGGTAAATTTACATCTGTATCAGCACCTGTGAAGTCAGCTAATGGGTCGGATGTGGCATCTTGTTCAAGAATATAATTATTAATTTTATTATATCTTTTAACTTCTTCTAATATTTTTTTTTCTAATGACATGTTTTTTTTTTATTTATCCATTCAATAAAGTCTTAACACCGTGTAATGTCTCAACTTTAAGGGTTCTATTTATTTTCAGACTGTTGTCTACTCTTTCAATAAGTCCGTCTTTCATTCTTACTGTGTAG